TGCAGATGAAAAGGCATACGACAGGGCATCGATGTTCTTCTCGGTCTTATATGCTTTAATACTTTCTATAAGCTCTGCAACAGCATCTTCAAGGTCTCCTGCTATATCGGCGGCTTGTATTTCCGTTGGCGATCTCTTCTCTCCCTCTTCACTGTTGGGATGTTTGGAGGCATCCACAATAGCAGCAACTGGTGCCGTAAGGCCTAGGCTTTTCAGGCGGTTTTTCATGCTTCCTGCTGCTTCGTTCAATATCTCCTCAACAATAAGACGATTGATAACACTTGGAGATACAATATTCATCTCAAGTAATTTTTCTATAAGAGGATGTTTCAGTACATCTGTTGCAAATGCTTTCTTGTTCATATTTGTGCCCTTCTATTTATACACTCTAAATAGAAAAAAAACAGGCTTTTTGCCTGTTTCTTATTTAATTAAATTCTCCGGTTGGGTCAAACTTAGTCATACTTGTCAAATATTGTAGCATCTGTTTCAGTTGGGGGTTCTCTGAACATTGTTGCCCCATCATTGCAATCACCTGTACTTGTTTCATATTGAGACCCTTCTCACCTAGTTTTCTCGCGGCTTCGAAACACGTAGCAAATTGCAACTTTGTCTCTTCGTCTGCATCTTGTAAAATTCTTGTAAGCTCCATTAGTTGATCTGATATTGATTCATCCATTTTCTTTCTCCTTTATATTATTAATTAGCCATGAAGAAGATTGTGGTTTACTATTTCCACCAATACACCACATCATTTTTATGTCTATATGGTCGCAAAGGGCCATTTCCGGTGTATTATTTTTTTTTCGGTCTCCGCCATTTGCGAAGGCGTCCGGTTTACATCTACTCAATGCTTCACAAACTGTCCCGTCGGAATCATCAACAGACGTAACAGTTGTCACTCCTTTTATATTTCCCATGATCTCAGCTCTCTCTTTCCAAGGCATAAAAACATAACCTTTCTTTCTCATCAACCAATCGTCAGAATTGATTATAACTAACACATCTCCATAACGGGCTGCATCTTTGATCATTCTTATATGGCCAATGTGTACCGGATCAAAACCACCGGATATAGCAATAACTGGTTTACTCATTATAACTCCTAAATGTATCTTTCCCACGAATTGGGAAATGGAATATTTCTATAATACTCTCTTATAGTTATAGCAGGTTTTTTCGGGTTTGTCAAGGGTTTTTTTCCAAATTCTTCAATTGTTTTGTGTCCCTTGCGACCATTACAACGTTTACAGCTTGCAACAATATTGGTCCAAATACGTTGACCTCCAAAACATCTTGGGATTATATGATCCATTGTGAGATCTTTAAACAAAAAAACACCTCCACAATATTGGCAGGTGTTTTTATCTCTCCATATAACATTTCTTCTGTTACATGATATGTTTAGTCGTCGTTTCGAAACATACGTTTTAAGGACGATAACGGACGGATAGAGCGTGTTTCTAGTAGGACCAGTCCGATAGGGTTCCAAAAGCTTTGCACGGCCAGAATAGACCATATTGAAGCCTTTATGGGCACTTATAACTTCTATCGGACGATATGATGCATCAAGTTTGAGAGTATACTTTGGAGTCACAAAAATAACTAGTTTTTAGTTATCAGTTTCCCTGCTGCGGATTCGCTCGATACCTTACTAAGACATGCTTCTGAAAGAGAGAAGTCATCAATAAATGATTTCAACTCTCCAAAGGCTCTCTTATAATCTGGCTCCATAATCACTTCGGTTTTTCCTCCGTGAGAATGGATTGCATGAACCTCTCCAATATTGTCATAAATAGTGACAGAGGGGTGTTCTGAAAGCCACGTTACAGCAACCTTTCCATTATCAAAAATAAAACCCTGTGCTACTCTTCCGGTACCTGATACTCCGGACTCATCTTCTGTTCTTTTTAGATAAAATACTTTCATAATTTTATAAGAAGGAAAAATCTGGTGGTGGTTTTGGTTCTTCTTCCGTGTCCTCATCAGAATCCTCTTCTTTCTCCTCTTTTGTTTTTAATACCTTTTTCTTTTTAGTTTTGATCTCAGGCATCTCTTCTAAATACTTCTTTGAAACTAATTGCAATATATAATATATTACAACAGAAACTTCTTTAGGGTCAAATGGAGTGAAATAGAGGGTGTTTCTGGTCAGTTCCATCATTATGATCTTTTCCCAATGCTTATCGAGAACATAAATCATACACTCTTCTTCGAATGCTTCATAGCCCTTAGATTTTAGATATCGGATTATATCCAATTCTCTATTATCTCTCTCTAGTTGAGTCATGTGAGGGAAGGCTAATCCGTTACTTAGTGCTTTCATTATAGTATCTTTCAATTCTTTTACTAAGGTTTCATCCATTCTATTTCTCATCAGCTAAGATAGTTGGAATAATGTTGTCAAATATAGTCTCCGATGTTTTCTCAGGACCAGTTGTCTTGAAGGCTCGCCCTGCACCTCTGAGTGTTTCATAAAGTTCCCAGTCATTTCCAGAGGGTTCGCAACGATCACCAACAAAATAATGCTTGTGATTTGGAAAATGTCTTAAACAATATGTCTTATCCCAACCTTTTGGGAATATATCAAATGATGTATCTCCACCCATTTTTATTATAATATTATTGATACCCATGTCTCTTACAACACGAACATTGAAACCCCTTATCTCATCTTCTCGAAACGATGATGATCCCCTGCGGTTGTCAAACTCTATAAATTCTCTTCGGTCTGCTTCATTGGCATTTCTTCCAATAGGACACCAGTTAATTAAAGAACCCCTATAGTCTATATGATGTCCCGTGAAAGGTATATCATATAGACTAATTAGGTTCTGCCGCTGGAGAAGAAACGAAATAACAGCTCGGAATCTGGTTTCACCCAGCTTCTCTCTCATATTAACTTGATGAGCTATCCGATACTCGTCAATGGCTATATTGGGAGGAGGATAATATTTTGTGCCATTACAGGGGAGGATATGAATACGGTATCTCAATTCCGATCTCTCCAGCAGCATTCCTATTTGTTGGTGAACATAATCATAATCAGAACCAGTCACAATACCGATCTCAGCATGTTTAGCTAATTCCCGTAAAGCAGGAATAATATTGCTTTCCATAACTTTTCTTGGTTTTGTTAAAGTTCCGTCCATGTCAAATAAGACAATGTTTTTCATTTTCCACCTACTCTTATAATATAACACATAAGTTACTCTTTGTCAAGTGAAATGTCCATTTTTTTTAAATTTAAATTTAATTCGGTAAGATTTAATCCCAAGAACGTCGCAGCATCCAGTTTTGAACGACATGCGGAGAGAGCAAACCTAACAACGGCTTCTCTACATATAGATTCTATAGACTTCCAAATTTGAAAGTTATACATCCTGTTATTAAGATATCTAGCAGATAGTTCAAGCTTGACTGAAATGATTTCTTCCAATGTTAGAGAGGAAAGCATCACTTCGAATTTGTCATCAATCTTTTTATCTTTCTTTAATTTGTTTATCGTTGAGTAATAATAGGACTTTCCTTTATACTCGTTATTTTTCTTTTGCCACATTAGGCACCTTCAGGGTTTGTAATCTCAGGCTTAGCAAGGTTAGGATTCAATTCTGATTCATAGGACTTTAATAATAGTTCAAGGTTATATAAACACCAATCTTTAAACATCTCTCTGTCTGCTTCATTATCAAGATCTAGGTAAGCATCGGAAAAATATGATTGAACGAGCCTAAACGCATCAAATGCTTGATTGCGACCAGTTCTATCCATGTCATCGAGACCAGAACCAAAGTCTTCTCGTTCTGTTTCTACTTCTTTCTTCTTTGCTACATCTTTCTCAACCTGACTTTTAGGGGCTGGAGGTTCTTCTGAGACGACATCGAAAACCTCTTCCTCATCTTGAACCTGAACTTCTATTTCTTGCAACAGTCCACTTAGTTCATCTTCAACTTCAGATTCAATATCGGCACCTTCAGGGGGTGCAGTAAGATTTTCAGGGCCTTTTATATCTGCATCAGGTACAGGGTTAGGATCTCCACCTTGAGCATTAAGGGCGTCCAACTGTTGGAATAAACTAATAAAAGCATTCAACAAGTGAGCTATAAAAGAAGTTCTTTGTTCTTCCGATGTCGTAAGTTGTTGGAACTTAGACTTAATGGAGGGCTTAGCCTTGCGAAAAGCATCACGAAGCTTATTGATACCTGTATTTGGGTGAGGGTTGGCTTGTTCTTTTGCCTCTTTAATTAAACCACGAATAACTTGTCGAAGTTGTTGTTTTTGTTCGTTATCCTTTTTAAGGCTTTCCCTTATCTTATTACGAATATATTTCCGCAGAAGTATTTCTGATTGGATTTCTCGTCTCATAACATTATTCCCCTCTTGTTTATCAGAAACAGCAGCGCCTTGAACAGCTCCGCTCCCCATAGTTGCCATTTCTATTAATTCTTTTAATGTTGTTATCTCAACAATTTTTTTCATTACTTATCACTCTCAGGTGCTATTTGTTTTAACGCTAAGGCTGCTCTAAGTTGTTCAATTGTCAATGAATCTAGCATTTTTTGTAACAGATCATCTTCAGCTTCTTCAGTGGGTGGTTTAGCACTTTCTTCTGCTGCTTCAGCTGGGATGTTTTGCGGGGAGGCATGATAGGTGCCTTCTCCAGTTGCTACAATGCGCATCTCATTAACTTCTTCTTCTGTCTCTTCAGATTTATCTTCAGCAGCATCTTTCATAGATTCTTCCTTATCTCCGTCTTTATCAATATCGATAAAGTCAGGTTTTTCATTCTCATTAAGTTTGTCGAGATTCATGGAGAATCCCCAACGTTCGTTTAATAAGCCATTAAGTTCTTTGTTTTTCCATTTTTTCGTTGACATTTTGCGTATTCTCCTTTCGTAAAAAATATCTTTGTTTTTAGATTTGTATTGATCTTCCCAATCTCTGAAACACATATTACCTTCTAAATAGGCTTCTTCTTCCATTTTTCTCAAATGTGGGTCTTTTTGAGCGTAACCTTCACCAGCAATGCGTTTGTTATTAAACATACCACGTTCATTTTGAAAATGGTGCACCAATTCATGAGCGATGGAACGCATTATGTCTTTTGGGTGACGTTCATCAACATAAATAGTTACTTCCATAGACGATGGGTCATAATGAGCTGTTTTTCCCAACATTGAATGATTAGTTTGATCGGAGACAAAGTTGATAGAGGGGGGTTTTTTAAAACCAAACTTATCCTTTGCAAAACCATAAAGGTTTCTCACCAATGGTTTCATCTCAGAGATGTCGTATTCAGAGTTATTATGTATTTTACAAGACATATATTAATTAGTCTCCACTTTGTGTATTTTGTGTAATAAAACAGGTATTGTCATTCCAGTTGTGTTTTCTAAAATCATGGCATAGTGAACTTCCCGTATAGTCTTTAGATTTTCGTTTCTTTTTTTAAAATTTACTATAATACCCCATTGTTCTTTATAATATTCATCATAATTGCTATCTCTGATGATGGTTCTCCATCGAACATAGTCGCCAATCTTAAATTTATCCAAATATATCTCGCCTAGGCTCATCTTTCGCCCCTTAAAATAGTGTGTTTTTAGGCTCATTTAGGACCTATTTTGCTCAAAATAACTAGTAAAATTACTATTATTGTGGGTTCAAAGCCTATAAAATAGTAAAATATCATAAAAAATACCACAGAGAGAGCGAAAATCAACTGTTTTTCAACGAATTCGGTCATTAATTCCACCCAACGAGCTCAATTTCTTCCTTTGGTACCAACAAAACCACTCCAGTGTTGAATCTATAATGAGAATATACCCTCAAACACCCTTTTTTGTCTGGTTTTTGAGAGATTAAGTAGTATTCAGCGGACCTTGGTACCAAAACTGGCTTCTTATCACTCATAGAATAGTAATATCCATGTCCTTTTCCCTTGATTACTACCTGTGGGAAGGGGTTTCCTTTAGAATCTTTGATAAATTTGGCCAAAGTATCAGCATATAGTGAGTTTTTATCCTCTTGGGTCACCTTTCTACTCAAATCGTCTTGTGAAATCCCTGATAATGATGAAACCATCTTCTTCAAGGCATCATCAATGGCGGAATTAGCTCTACTTGGTTCTGTTACACCCAATATTTTTGACAATTTTGACCTTAATACTTTTTTTTTACGCTCTTTTTCCTCTAAAACACCGAAATCAGGTGGAGCAGCCTTGCCTTTCGTCATTTTTGGACGTGTATGACCCTTGCCTCCACCAGTACTTTTGTTATTCCCGAGGCCTATAAGCTTCTTTTTCATCCTTGCCCATGACTTTGACTGCGATGGGAGGTATTTTCCTTCCATAATCTCTGGATTATCTATATTATCAAGGTAAAATTGGATAGCAATCATGGCTACTTCGGTCATATTTGCTGTATATATGTGCAAATCATCCTCTTGAACCCATATAAACTCCGAATTCTCATGAAATTCTTGTACAAAGAGGTCAACAGGAGGCTCTTCAACAGCATAATCTGTCCATAATATGTACATATCCATCTCTCTATCCTTCCAAGTGTGCTTATATTTGTGAATTAGCCTTGATTGAGGTATAATTAGGCCCGTTTCTTCTGCAACTTCCCGTTCATAACCATCAGCAATGCCCTTTAAACCACGTTCTTCTTCAATATTCTTGATATGACCACCCGGAATGTCCCATTTAGTGCCCTCATCGGTCCTTTTAAGTAACAAAATGCTACCATGTAGGTCTGTTATGATACCTTTTACCACAATATCCGAGTCTTTATAGGCTTCTAGGGATGATTTGACCTCAATTCCGTATCTTTGGCACTCTAATATCTCTTCCATGCTGTCATCATGGTGTAAATCAATACCCAATTGTCTCAAAGTCTTTGCTTTTAGGTCTCCTTCGGTATAGTGAACCCTTACTGAGGGGAATATATGGGTCAAATTGAGCAATTTGATGTGATAAGGTACTGATTCTTCTGGATAATATTGTTCTAGAGACCTTTTTCTTGAGGTAACGATGTATAATTCAGCTCCCTGAAGGTAATATTCTTTAATTTTCTCAATATAAGTCTGATTATACTCTTGAAAACGATACAAAGGCAGATCAGAGTCCGTTTCTGAGTCTATCATGTAACTCATTGCTATTGTATTGTCCCAATCAAACGATATTTTTTTATTTTTCACTTGACATCCTCCTAGATTCGTGTTATAATATTATTATAAATAGTTTTTTGTTTCATTCCACTGCAACAATTACAATATAACATACTTGGGAGGGTTTGTCAAATGAATTCTGAATCTTTTTTCTTTTATATATTTTCTTTTAATTAAGATTAATAATACAATCAATAATAATCCTTATAATATATTAATAATTAAATTATAATTTCTATAATCTAATAAATTACTGATTATTATTCTGTAAATTTCTCAATCTTTCTTCAGCATACTTTTCACGCATAGTTATTAAACCAGCATCTAGTTTTTCTAATGCTTTTTCTAACATTGCATGTTGTAATTGAAGCTTATCTATAACTTTATCTTGTAAACGTCTCTCTTCTTCTTTTGCATCCTTTCGAGTTTGATAATTAGCATACAAAAGTGAAGCAGTCCAGAGACCTAAAGGTCCATACTGGGCTAATGATTCAATTAAAATCTCCATATCTCATAAAACCTCCGTGTTTTATATAAATAGTATAAAAATATACCAAGTGGCTCAAGACATAGGTGACGAAAAAATTCTCTTTCAACTAGAACCAACTGTTCTATTTAAGATTTGGTCAAGTTTCCTCTTCTCTCAGTGATTTATTTTTTATTTTTATCTTTATTTTTTTTGTATCATCACGTTTTCCATCACCACCACCATCACCACCGGCATCTCCATCGTCATATACGCCCCATCCCCAATAAGAAGCCCGTTTTGGACTTCGTTTTTTCTTTTTTCGCTTCTTTCGCTTCTTTTTCTTCCTTTCTTCAACAACTTCCGAGCGAGGTTTGAATAATCCGAGGTCAACAATGACAATATCTTGAGTATATTCACGAATCATAATATTACCTTCATGCATGTCTCTTCCAGCAAGCCCCGTTAAAGCCTCTAGCTCTTCGATAGCGGCACGAATAGACTCTGCCTCTCCTATGGAGTCTCCTATCTCCGCATCAGCTCCTCCTCGGTCTATTCTGGCCATTTCTGGACGGTTATGAACACCAATAGCGGAACCTTTACGAAGAAAATCAGTCCAAGCCATAGCAATACCAATATTATGTTGGTAATATTGCATCATATCTTCTTCTTTTATGATTTCCATGAGCTTGATGATGAATACCAAGAGACCGGGATTAGTAAGATATTCTTTTTTTAACTCTCCAAGACCATCCAAGAAAGCATCTCGTGCCGTATACATAAAAACATCGTTCATTCGGTTCAATATTTTATAATATAGTTCGTCATCCTTACCAGCCACGAATGCCGGTATCTGCAAATATGGAAGATGGGATAATTCTCCCTTTGCTCTTTGAACAATCTCCGGTTTTTTCGTTGGAACTTCATTACCTTCATGGTCTATCATTTCATTGGGAATGCCCGAGAGCAATTTATCAATAATTTTATTTCTTGATGTATCATTTGTAAGATAGGTATACATTCTTCTACGGATATCCTTATAAACGCCTTGCTCAATTGTATCTCCGGTTGGAGCCACAAGACCTTCACGCCCTTGAAAGATATCTTGAACCAAATTCATCTTGACACCTTTGTTTGTCAAGAGTTCCATTGTGATAAAACCATATCTATCCTCTACAAACATAGAAAATACATTTGGAAAATGTTTTGCAACCAATTCACTTTGCTCTCTTGCTTGTTGAACGACCTTATAGTTGTCCATTTCTCTATTCATAGCCATGTCACCAATACCACCTTCGTGCATTACTTTAACAGCGACTTCGTTTCCTTCGGGATTTACAACTTTGAATACGCTACCATACATTCCACTGCCGAGTTCAACTATATTACTGATATCGAACCCTCTTTTCTCAAGTATAATTTCATATTTCTTCTTTGTCTGCATTCTAGGAGGTGGCATCCTTCTCCTTGGAGCCTTTGGTGGAAGTGTTTCATCACCAGTGACACTATCTGCATCCGAACCGATCATTTGATCGAGGGCATCTGTGAAAGAACCCTCGTTTAATTTTTTCTTTATCTTTATCTTCATACAATATTCCTCTGGAATAAATAGTGTATTCTATTGGTAATTGTATACAACTTCAATAAGAGATTCTTCAGGCGGAATAATAATAAAGGTTACCGTGTTGGTAACAGAATCATATGTCCAGTCAGGCCAAACAAAACCATCAACAAAGACCTCTATATGAGTAGCAGAGACCGGAACATGATCAAGTACTATCTCTTCAACCAATTGTAGTTGGCTTGAAGCTTGATCAACACCATGGGTCCAATCATCAGCACAAATATCTATGATGATCCCGCCAAAATGGTTAGCAACATCCATGTAATCAGTGCCAACATCCAGAGATGGGTTAAACTGACCGGGACACTCACTTACAGAAATATCTTGATTAACAATAGCGGTCACATAAACAGTTTCACGCATTGCTTGAATCCAAGAAATAAAAGCATTTGAATTATTCACCGTTGAAGTTGGATGGCTATAATCGTTTTCATCCGAGACGAATACAACAAGCAGAGCCGCGTCATGTCTTAACCATTGCACAGCATCAACATTACCCATCATAAAATTATAAACAGATTCTAGACCACCTTCACGATGCCCTGAAATATTATTATTAAGGCTCGCCTGAGCGTCCATATCAGTATCGCCGGGTAACAAGGGGAATGAACTCATACTTGTTGAGACAACCCAGTCCGTTGACATTATCTCAAGCCTCCAATACACGTTAGTTGGTAAAGCAGCCATCATTTGAGTCACACCAGCTACGACGCTAGGCATATCATTCATCATGGAGCCGGATGGGTCCACCACCCAAAGGATATCGATACCATTGGCCAGTTTTGGCTGTAGAACCGACTGTACCCAGAGAGGATACTGTTCAGGAACTTCGACCTCCACTTCGACTTCGACTTCGACCTCAACTTCGACCTCAACTTCGACGTATGCTGTATCGTACACTACTACTTCGACCTCCTTGATAACCTCATGAGTAAACCCTTGGTCCGAGAAACATCCAAGAATAAAAAATAATAATGCAAACATAAGCAACCCCTCCAAGAGTAACTATTAGTCAGATTTCAGTTCGGCAATGGTCTGTTGCATTAATTGCAGAGACCACCCACGAATCTTATACCGAATAACCATGTCCTCATCGACGATAATAAACCCCGGAAGACCAGTAATATCTGGACCATCTTCAGCATTACCATCCAAGATGTATGTTCCAGCTCTTAATACCTTATCTTCGGGTAAACGGAAAGCACTTGCCCAACGTTCGATGTCTTCTTGGTTTGGGGTGATCCCATATTGATTCTCAAGCATAACAGAGAGAAAGATAATATCTTCATCAATATAACTTTCTGATTGTTCAGCTGCCTTACGACAATAATTGCACCACTCGGCGAAATATTCGATAACAACAATACTTCCATAATAATCATATAGAGTGGTTGTTGTATCCAAAACGTTTGCATATGTGAAGTTGCATATGTGCTCGTTTTCTTTATACGAACACTCCTCCCAATATATTGGGTCGGG